TGTGGGCAACCTGCTGGACGACGCGGCCGGCGTCATCGTGACAGCCGCGTCGTCCAGCAGGTTGCCCACAAGAAACTTCGTACCCATCAGCTCGGCCTCCGTTCCAGCTCTTCATCGAGGAGCACCAGGGGAGAAACGTCCGCGTGCGCCAAGAAGGCGTCGGCCCAGGAGCCGTCCCCAGATCCAACGTAGACCGTAGCTGTCGGCTCGATCTCGATTGGGTTGGCGAGAACCGCGGGCGTACCCCACACGTCATCTGCGGCGATCTCGTGCGTGTACTCGGTGAGCCCAAGCTCGCCCCCGGTGGAGACCCAGCGCACGGAGAGCTTCACCTTCGCGCCGCGCGTCGGGAGCGCGGCGCCGGAGACGGCCTTGATTGCGTCGCTCCCGTCCCTCCTGAAGATGTAGCCGGTCCCCTTCTTGTAGAGGATCGTCTCGAAGACCCCCTCGTTCCGGTCGACGCAATGCCAGAACACCTTCTCTTGGCCGGCGGCCAGGTCGGCGCTGTTCCAGAGTGGAGTCACGGCCAGGACGAAGGAGCCGGCACCGGGAGTCCACATCCGCGCGGGCTCGGCGGGGTTGTTAATCGTGACGACGTCCTCGACTCGAGTGACCGCCGTTGTGGTGGTCGGCAGGTCGGAGCCGATGTGGGTCACGCCCTCGTAGAGTTCGACGGATGTGCACGCTGCGATGAAGCCCGCGGTTCCGGCCTCGCCGTGATAGCCCACATTAATCGTGATCGTGGTGGCGCCGCCGGGATCGATGAGGAGAGAGTGCCAGTCCCGGTGTGCCGCGTCGTTCGAGCCCACGCGGTTGACGAAGGTCGGAGTGTGCCAGCCCGGGCCGCCGTCCGCGGTGGTATCGTTCCAGTCCTTGCCGTCCGAGGCCCGCCGGATGACCACTGCGACCTTGCCGGCCCCGAACAAGTTCTTTGTTCGCACGCGCACGCGGAACGGCCCGCTGACCGAGATCGCATCGGTCACGATGCTCGCGATTGAGGCGTCCGTTGCCCCGACCTGTAGCAGCGCGGCGCGTCGTAGCCCATCCTCATCGAAGCCGATGTGCACGTTGGTCTCGGTGACCGTCCCTGTCCCGCTCTCGCCCTTCGTCCAGTTGGTGAAGGTGTTGCCGGAGCCCCCGCTGAAGGTCGAGTGCAGCACGAGGTTCGTAGCTCCGCCAGCCTCGACCAAGAGCCCGCGCCGGTCGTACTTTGGGAAGCCCTCGCCAGCGGCCATGACGACGCCGTCCGGCGGGTTGCCTGGGCGCTCCACGTAGGCGACCTGGGCGCGCGACGTCTGGATCCCTCCGCCTCCGGAGTGCAGGAGTGGGATCCCCTGGCCGTCGAGGGAATGCCCCATGTCGGTCAGGAACGTCGACCACCACCGCGTGAGGTAGTGGCGAGGATTCAGGCAGAGGAGCCGGACCGTGCCGCCGACCAAGTCGTAGGTCTTCTCCAGGACGATCGGCAGCGCACGGCGCCACGTCTCCGGGCCCCAGCCAATCCCGCCCGGGGCCGGCCCCTTGTCGTGCTCGAGGCCGAACGTCTCCATCTGCTGCAGGTCGCCGGCCAGGGCCGGGAGCGTGATCTCGACCAGGTCGGGCTCGCGGCGGAAGAGCCTGAGCAGGGCCGACCCAGCCGCCCGCACGCCGTCGATGTTCACCGCGATAGCGACGTAGTCGATCTCAAGGTAGATCTGGTCGAGCTCGCACGATCCGTTGACAACCGGGTCCGTGGCGGGAGCCTGGAAGCGGACGCCCCACGTCATGCTCTGCGCGGTGGCGGGTGTCCAAGCGACGGTGGTCGCCGGGTCCGCCGTCCACTGCCCGATCAGCTCGTCGTGGTAGACCCTGCCCGAAGCGCTCTCGCTGGTGAGGGAGAACGGGGTGCCGAAGTAGGCGCCCGAGCTTCCGGCCCCTGCGCCGGCCGGCCGCACGTAGCCCGTGATCGGGACGACGAAGGTTCCGCCGTTGCCTGTGGCCAGGAATCGCGCGTAGATCCGAATGGCGGCGATCGAGGAGACGTAGGACGGGAACCCGACGCCGCGGTATTCGGCGTAGGCCGTGCGGGCCGCCCCGAAGGCAGCGGCGAAGATACCCCCGACTCCGTCGGGTGCACCGACCGGGTCATCGACGATGCCGAACGTCGGCCCTGCTCCGAGCCACGAGACGGTCGCCTCTCCGCCGAAGCTGAGATCATATGTTTGGCCTGGATAGACCCTCACTGTCTGGGTGGGCATCAGATCACGTGAGGGGCCGAGGTGAAGAGCTGAAGGGCCTCGACAACTTGCTGGGCCTGGCTGACGTCCATCACGCTCAAGTTCTGGAAGAACTTCCCGTCCTGCGCGCCGTAGAGATAGGCCATGTCGACGCGGCGAATGACCGAGCGCTCAGTCTTCGGCCGGAAGCTGTCCCCGATCTCGTGGACGCGGCCGCGGATGAAGAGGGCCTCGCGGCTCGACGGCACCGCCGGTCCGGTGGAGGTGTAACCACCGAAGATGTGGGAGAGCGGCAGGACCGAGAACTTCCCGCCCTCCGTCCAGCGAGAGCGGAAGGGTGGGTTGGAGCCCAGCCAACGCTGGACCACGTCGAGGACCTGTTCGGCCTCCGAGGTACCGCCTAGCCGCATCCCGCCTTCCATGCTCAGCGTGGTAGCGTGCGAGGCCGCCGCCGCCATGTCGGCGAGGTCCACGGCGTAGTCGGCTGGGTCGTTCCAGAGCCCGAAACGCCAGTCGGCGAGGCCGAAGTTGACGAGCTTGTGCAGGAGCTGCTCGACTGGGTTCAAGATCGCCTCACCGGAGCCATCTCCAACACGCTCGTACCCGATGGCGTCGGCGGTCACGATGTCATCGGCGGACGTGGCGCCCACGAAGTCGATCGAGGTGATGAGCTTCCCACCGATGATCGGATGGCTCACCGTGTAGTCAGACGCACCGCCCTCCACTTGGATCGTCCCGTTCTTGTAGACCCGGGCCACCGCCTTCGCCCAGCCGAGGCAGAGAGCATACCGACAGACGCCGGCGCCGCCGTGCGACCAATTCGGGCACGGGACCATCCCGCGCCCGGTCAGCGCCAGCGCGTCATGCTCCCCCCACAAGAGAGGCAGGTAGGTGCCGAAGCTGGAGTCGAGCGCGAGCGGAGCCTCGGCCGCGAGGATCTGAGCCTTGGGCATCGTCCCGCGCATCGGGGCGTCCTGCGCGTGGACCGGGACCCGGACCGCGTCGCCCTCGTACTCCGGCTTGGCGATGACGCCATCAAGCGCGATGTGCCAATCCGCGTAGGCCACCCCGGGGGCGCCCCAGCCGATCGCGCACCGTGAGCCGGCGACGTCCTCGCCGCCCTCCACGATGTTTCGGATTTCTCCGTCCACGTCTTCGAGGAGAATGGAGGTCTCCGGGAACGCGACCGAGCCAGGCCGGAGCCCAGCGGCGAACGTAAACGCCGGGATCTCGAGGATGCGTGGGGCGAACGGTCCCACCCCGGACACCCCGAAGGGCCTGTCAGAGTAGAGCGCGCCACCCGAGGGCCACGTGATCGATGCAAACGGGATCGGACGCGCGCCGTAGCGAAGCGCCGCACGGATGGCCTCTGAGTAGAGAGGCATCAGGGCCTCGAGTACTTCCGGTCGAGCTCGCGGGTGAGGTCCACCTGGCCTAGCCTGACCATGGCGGCGACCTCGCGGGCGATCTCCTGCGGCGACTTGTTGGCGCCGATCACCGTGATGCTCACCGGCATCGAGAGCGACATCCCGCCGAAGCCGGGCCCGGTGTGAGCGGAGACCTCCCCAGCCGTGATCCGGCCACCGCTCGAGAGCATCGCCGTGGAGAGGCTCGGCGCGCTGAAGTCCAGAGGGACGATCGCCTCTTTCCCGTGGAGCATCGCCAGCGTCCCAGCCCCGAAGTTGCCGAAGCCGCCGCTCGCGAACTCGGGCACCTTCGCGGCGCCGCCCTTCTCGATGAGGTTCCCGGGCACCGAGCCGTTCTGCTTCCGCAGCTCGGCGAGCATCTCCTTCTGGACCTCGAGCTGCGCGATCAGCGGATCCGCCACGATCTCGATGCCGTTCGCCCGCGCCTCTTCCAGGAGCTGCTTCGTGTTCGCGTCCAGCTCCCGACCGGACTCGATCGAGGCGTTGAGCTGGTCGCGCAAGAGTGGTGCGATGGTGGCGATCCCGATCTTCTGGGCTTCCTCGGCGCTCTTCCCGGCCTCCAGGGCGGCCTCTACCGCCTGCTGCCGGAGGGCCTCTGCGAAGGCGCCGCCGCTGGCCAGGAGGTCCGTGCTGATCCCGCCCGCCTGGCGGAGCCCGCCCACGATCTGCCCCGCGGCGCCGACGGCCTGCTGGGCGGCGTTGAACTTTTCGCTCTTCGCCAGCTCGCCCGTGGCGAGGAAGCCCAGACCGTTCGCTGCCATCGCGTCGGCGACGGCCTTGACCAGCGCCCCGCCCGCCGCCTGGGCCTTGGGTGAGAGCTGGTCCATGAGCCCCAGGAGCTCCTGGGCGCCCTGCTGGGCGATGCCGACCCCGGCGCGCAGGGTATCCAGGTTCGCCTGGTCCTGCTCGGCCTTGACCCGGCGCTGCCACTCCTTCGCCACCTGCTCGATGGACTTCCCGGTGGCCTTCGCCTCCTGGAGGAACTGCTCGGCCATCTCCCTTGAGATCTCGTGGCCCAGGGCCTTCCCGGCCGCCTTCTGGGCTTTCTTGACGGGGTCGCTCTTGAACAGCCCCACAATCGCCTGGCCGATGCCGACGGCCGCCGAGGCGATCTGGCCTGCGGCGCCGATCTGGCCCAGAAGTCCGCCGAGGCCACCGGCCTTTCCGGCCTTCTTGAAGGCGTCGAGTCCCGACCCGATACCTGCCGCTCCGGCCGTGAGCCCCGAGAGGGCGCTGCCCACCTTCCCGAGCCCGCCAGGGAATGACTGGATCAGGGCCGAGATGTTCTGGAGCTGCTGCTCCCATTCCACCGTCTTCTTCTTGACCTCATCGGTCTGGACCTTGACCTCTTCGAACCCGCCCTCTCCAACCTCACGCAGGCGCGCGCGGACCTTGCCCAGGGTCGTCGCTACTTCGTCGTTCGCCGCAGCATCGGCCCGGGTCAGCTTCTCCAGCTTCACCAGCTCGGCCTCGAAAGCTGCGAGCTGACCGGCGGTGAGGGTGTCGATCGACTGGCCGGCACGATCGACCGCCTCCATCAGGATCCCGAACTGGAAGGCCGCCTCGGTCGCAGCCTGCTTCGAGGTCCCGAAGATCGAGACCTGGGCGTCGGAGATCCGCTTCCGCACGGCCTCGTTGACTCGCTCGACCGCCTTTTGCTCGGCTTCCCACCGCTCGTTCGCTGCAATCTGCCCGCGCTTCTCCTCTTCTGCGAGCCGCTCCAGCTCCCGGCGATAGGCTTCCGCCGCAGCCTTGGCCTTCGCTGCCCGGCCCTCTGCGCCGGCCGCGTCTTTCTTCTCGCGTGCCAACGCTGCGGCCTTCTGCTTCCGGGCCAGCTCCGCAACGATCTCCTGTTGTGCCGCGGCGAGTGCCGCGGCTCGATTGCTGTCGGCTTCGGCTCCGGTCGGCTCTGTGACCTTGGGCGGATTGAAGGCACGCACGATGGCCGCGCTTCCGAAGCCCTCGGTCGAGAACTTCTTTATGGCCTGCACGACATGGAGCAGGGAGACCAGAGCCTCGTTCTTCCAGTTGGTCCAGGCGCGCCCGGCCTTGTCGAGCTCCGCGTCCACCCGTATCAGCTCGTCAATGGCCTCCTGCGAGAGGGTCTCCATCTCCTTGAAGGCCCCCGACGCGATGCCCTGGAGGGCGGCCAGTGCGCGGGCGCCGCCCTTCCCGAACGCCTCCGTCGCCGCCGCGGCGCGCTCCGTCGGGTCCACGATCGCCGTCACCTGGCGCGCCAGCTCGCGGAGCTGCTCCTCGGGGGCGAGCCCCTTCAACTCGCGGACGTCGATACCGAACTTGGCCAAGGAGTCCCCGCCGGTGGTGATCTCGGTGGCCAGCTTCTTCATGGCCTTCTCGAGGTCGCCGGCCTGGAAGCCCGCATCCTCAAGGAACGCTTCGAGCTGCTGAACCTCTTTGACGCCTAGGCCGGTAGCGGTCGCGACATTCGTCCACCGCTCCGCCTGCCCCGCAAGGTCAGACAGCGCGTCGAACGCAGCCTTCGCGCCGAGGGTCACGGCGCCCAGGCCGGCCGCGGCCACGAGCCCGGCGGGCCCGATGGCGCTCAGCCCGGCCCCGACCGCCCCCCCGGGGGCGAGGTTCCCGGCCGCAGCGCCGAGCCCGGCCTGGAGCCCCGCCCCGAGCCCGCCCGCCTTCGGGATGACCAGGGACTTCGGTACCTTCGCGCCGGCGGCGGCCAGCCGCTCCACCTGGCGGGTGAGCACCGAGAGCTGCTCTGCGCTGAGCTTTGCGACCCCGCCGGCCTTCTGGACCGCCTTCTCCAGCAGCCCGATCGAGGCGTTCGCCCGCGTCGCGTTCAGCCGGTCCAGGTGCGCCTGGATCGCCTTCGCTTCCTTGGCCGCGGCCTTCTCGGCTTTGGAGAGTGCGGCCCCGACCCCGGCCAGCTTTTTCTCGATCGCGGCAACGTTGGCGTCCGCGACCGCCTTCATCTCGCCGATCGCGGCCTTCGCTACTGCCTTCGCCTTTTGCAGATCCGCCGCCAGCTGGGCGGAGTCGGCCCTCAGTCGAATGAGTGGCTCGCCTATCACCTCAGACATGGCGCCACAGCCTGCCGGAACAGATGCCATCCACTGTGGATCTGTTTAGTCCGTAGCGGCGAGCCACGCTGGACAGCGATTCGCCCCGAGACACAGCGGCCCTCATCGACCGCACCGCTCTCGTGTCTACTTTTGCCATCCCGTGTTGTTCCCCGCGGAAGACCTTTCCTCGGCCTCGGCCCTTCATGACCATGTCGGCAACGTTGTCGGCGTGCGTCCCGGGAAAGATATGGGACGGGTTGCAGCAGGGTGGGTTATCGCAATGGTGCAGCCCCCATGGCTTGTCGGCTGGCATCGGCCCGTTCCTGGAGACCCACGCAAATGCATGCGCCGACACCACGCGATGCCCATTCCAGAACGACCCGTATCCGTTGTTGTTGAGTCGCCCGAGCCACGGCCAGCACTCTTCCGGGCCGCAGACACGGACGCGCGCCCAGAAACGCTCCTCGTAGGATTGAGTCACGCGGGGCGGCAAGCTTGTTGAGCCGTGCTGCCGCAGCCTCCACCAGTGCTTGGGGCATAGCCCACGAGCGACACGCCGGGCTTGGCAGTCAGAGACAACGCAAGTGGTAGTCTTCAGGGTAGCCATTCGATCCTCCATGATCGTGTGGTGAGGGGCCGGCGGCGAGGTTGCACTCGCTCCGGCTCCGACTATTCTACGGTGCGACCCGGTCATGCCGGGTCCGTCGCGATCAGCCATCAGAAGCCCCCACCCGCCGGACTTTCCCGCCCATCGCCATGACGCTCGCGGCGAGCCGGTCGTCGCGCTCGGCCCGCTTCTCCTGAGCCGTCATCTTCCGTCGCGGCAGGACGTCGTCGATGGCCGAGGACTTCAGCCCGTCCTTGCTCATCAACCGGCCGTGGAAGACCTGCCCATGGAAGGCGGCGATCGTCTCGAGCCGGAGGTAGTCCTGCCAGGAATGGAAGCGGGCACGGCAGTAGAGCCGGAGGGACCGCGGCGAGATCCGCCAGGCTTCGGTCAGAGAGAGTCCCCATCGGACTCCCTCCGCTACGAGCCGCTCGGGGTCGAGCCCTTTCGGGCTTTCGCTTTTGGGTCCTGCTTTTCCTCCGACTCGTCATCATCGGAGAGGAGCCCGAGCATGTCGGACCGGAAGCGCTGCCAGAGCGCCTCGACGCGGTAGTGCGCCGAGTACTTCTTCAGCTTCCGCCCGCTGGGGAGGTCGGCATGCTCCAGGATGTCCTGGACCTTCTGGTCGGTCAGCTCGATAGGGCCGCTGCCGTTCGCCGACATGGCCGCCCACCGGCCGAGGCAAACCCGCGCGACCGTGACGCGATCAGCCCAGTCCCCACCGTCGCAGCGGACTTCCAGCTCCCGACTCCTGCGGGTGAAGTCCGCCGGCGTCTCCCCCGGGGCGCGCTGGAGGCCCCACTCCCGCTGTAGGGCCACCATCTCGAGCGCACCGAGGTAGAGGTAGTAGACGACGCCACCGCTCTTGAAAACCGTGGCGTCCGGCGGGATTTCCAACGGCTGCATCGAACCTCCGTTAAGCGACCGTCACCACCGGGGCGTCGGTGAGCTGGATGATGATGACCAGGAGCTTGCCCTCGGACGTCGTGAACGGGCCGCGCTTCACCGACTCCAGGTAGCCGTTGAAGGCGTAGGTCCGCTCGGCTGCGCCGGTCGAAGGGTTGCAGTCCACGCAGGACCACGCCTCCGGCGTCTTGTCGCCGGTCCAGAAGAATGCCTCGATCGCGTTCTGAACCGTCTCGTCCTTGTCGGCGACGCAGGTGATCGTCACCGTTCCGAGGCTGACCGATCCGCCGAGCTTGGGAACGATGTTGTTGACCTGCTCCAGCTCGGGCATCTCAATGACGGCGGTCGTCGGCTGCGCGAGGTCGAAGCTCTGGACGTGCTCGATCTTCGAGGCTCCGCGGTATGCCTTCGACAGGTACCCGGTTTCGGCGTTCGCGTTTGCCATGAGGTCTCCCTAAAGCGCCGTCTAGGCGCACGCTCCTACGCCCCACTCCGGGGTCGGTTCGAGATACTCGGCCAGATCGCGCAGACGTTCGGCGCTTTCCTTCGCTTGTCCGATCGCGTTGTTGCAGTTCAGGCAGAGAATGCCACGGACTCGGCCTGTTTCGTGATCGTGGTCAACGGCCAGTCGCCGCACCCAGGACTTACCGGCCGCGTGGATCCCAGGCTCGGCGCCGCAGACCTTGCATGCGCCACCCTGAGCAACCAGCAACGCGTCGTATTCCTGCGCCGTGAGTCCGTAGAGCTTCTTGATCTGCCAGGCCCGGTAATCCACAAGGCACTTGGGACACTTCTTCTTTCCTTCCACCACCGGAGACCGGTGGTGGAAGCAGACGCCTGAAGCGACGATGCGGCGATAGTCGGCGCGCTCGCACCCACGGCACCATTGGCCAGTCTTGCCGCGAGCGCTAGGCCAGAAGTCACCGAGTGGCTTCTCAACCTTGCAAGCCGAGCACCGCTGTTGTTCGATCAAGAGCAACGATTCAGCTCCCAATGATCGCTACGTACGCCGTTTCGGTTCCACTTGGAGTCACTGTAAGCACATCGCCAGTGGTGGCAGTGACCGCTACTCCGGTCGCATCTGGCGCAGTGAACATATAACACCCGCCGGGATGGACGGGGATCGACATATTGGCGAGTGTGTCGCCGCCGGGAGTCAACAGTTTGGTCAAGATGAAATCCCCAGCCACCGCCACGACCGCGGCGTTGGTGCTCGGCGCGCAGACTCGAACCATCACGATTCGCGTGAACGCGGCCTGCGCCACTCCGAGCGGCGTCGTCAGCGTGCCCGCGTCGAGGTCAAAGCTCGTCCCGGTCGCGATCGTGTCGACGTGGATCTTGCTGGCCTTGTTCGCGGTCGCGCCGTCGGTGAGGTTGATGGTGAAGGTCCCCGCCGCACCGTAGTCCCACGTCGCGGTCCCGGCGTCCGGGGTGCTCGTGAGGACCATCGCGGCGGTCGAGGAGACCCTTCCGGTCAGCGCGGCCTGGGCGTCGCCCTGGACGAACATCGCGAGCGCGAGACCGACGACGAGGGCGAGGCCCCGGTAGAGTTTCGACTTCATGCTCGTCTCCTTCATGCGGCCTCGGCCGCTTCGTTCATCGTCACGATGGCGTCGACGCGGGCGCCCTCGAGCTGCAGCTTCTCGTCGGGGTCGAAGTCCACGGGCGCCGAGCATTCGATGCTCTGCTGCCCCGGGCCCGGCCCGCTCTTCCCGTGTAGCGCTTGGCGCACCTTCTGGGCCACCGCCGCGGCGTTCCCGCCGAAGGCGTTATCCCAGGCGTTCACCTGGACCCTGATCGCGTCCAGCCCGTACCCGCCTTCGAGGTCCGGCCCCACCACCACCGAGGACGAGATCCGCTGATAGGTCAGGTAGGGCCTGGCGCCCTCCTGTGGGGCCTTGCCGGCGAGGTAGATGCGCTCGCTCACGGCCGCCACCACGGCGGCATTTTCCAGGAGCACGGTCGCCACCACCTTCTCGGCCATCATGCCGCCGCCTTCGAGTAGCGCCGGACCACGCTGCGGAACGCTTTGCGATACTCGTCCGTCAGCCGGGAGAAGTAGCTCCCGCGCGCGCGGTCCCAGGCGGGCCGCATGAACGGCTGCGCCCGGGTCTTCACGGTCCCGAACTCCAGGAACCTCATGATGTAGGCGCGCCCGCGCTTCCCCGTGGTCCCCCCGATGAGGACTACAGCCTCGTCCCCGGACTCCTTCGACTCGGCGACCGTGATGTCCTCGGCGGTCAGCCCGGAGTCCCTGGCGATACTGGCGCGCATGTCCGCGGCGATGGGGCCCGCCACGGCCTTCAGGGCCTTGACCGAGACCTCGTGGGAGGCCAAGGCGCCCAGGCCGTCGATCGCCTTCAACGTGTCGTCCAGGCCGTCGCTCACGCGGCCACCTCGGCTCGAGCCTGCGCTACGAGCCTCATCCCGTCCCGGCGGCCGATCTCCTCGACGCTGATGATGTCGAAGTCCCGGCCCTCGAAAACAAGCCGGCGTCCCTCGGCCGGGGACACCCCCTGGCGGTAGCGGATGGAAAAGACGCGACGCTGAAGCGCCGCCGGCTGCCCGGCGGACTGCCCCTCAGTGCCAGGCCCCTCGGCGTCGACACGGGCCCAGACCTCGGCGAGCAGCACCCACTCCCGGGTGACCTCGCGGGCCCCGGCCGTCCGGGTCTCGACCATCTGCTCGATCCGGATCAGGCGGTCCAGCTTCCCGGCTTCCATCAGAATGCCTTGAAGGGCCACCAGCACCGCTCGGCGCTGATTGGATTCGCAGGAAGGATCGTCCCCGCGGTCGCCAGCTCCCGGCGCGCGTAGGCTTCCCCGATGTAGAGGAGCATCCCCTGCTTGAGTCGGGCCGGGATCGAAGCGAACGTCGTCCCGTAGCCGGCGGGATACCTGATCTTGATCGACGCCGGCTGGCACCGATTCGCCGGGTAGCTCTGCCCGTACCGCGGGAAGACCTCGACCCGCCCCGCGTGCTCCCCGGCCGCGATCACGGCTTCCCAGCCCGTAGTGGAGGACCAGGTCTGCTCGATCCCGCTCGGATCGAGGTACTTCACCGAGGTCACCGCTGGCGTTGTGCCAGTGAGGGGCGGCCAAGGAAGCCGGAGCCGGTCCTCTCGGTAGATCCCCGGCTCCCACCACTCCGACATCCACAGCTCGAGGACCCGGCTGATGAGCGCCCGCTCGGTGAAGGTCTCGCACGCCGTCCTGGCCCCGGAGATCATCCCGGCAAGGATCGTGGCCTGGGCCACCGCTTCGTCGGAGGCCAAGCGCAGGAATGGCGCCACCTCGGAGTCGAGGTCCAGGGGCTCCACCGTCGGCGCCGTGATGACCGAGACCTGCCACACCTATCCCTCGGATTCGTCCCGGGCGACCGCCTTCTCCTTCTTCGAAGTGGCGACCGCCTTCTCCTTCGGGCCGAGCTGGCGCTTGATCTCGCGGAGGTCCGCGATCTCCTCGTCGGAGAGTGGAGGCGCCGGGGGCACCGGCTTCGATGCCGCCTCCGCGTAGCCGCCCTCCACGAGCTCGGCCCCCGCCTTGTCTGGCACCTCGAGCACCTGGCCTGGCTTGCCGGAAAAGTCCGGCCCGGCCGCGATCGTCCGGAGCTTCACCCACATGGCGCTACCCCTTCACGTCGAGAAGGACCTTCGGAGGGTCCATGTTGAACCGCAGCGTCCCGCCCCCGGCTTCGTTGTCGATGATCGAAGATGTGATCTCGACGTCGAGAAAGCTCCCGGCGACAAGCCCGGTCGGGGTGATGACAAAGGTCTTGGTGTACCAGGTGTCCATGGCCGCGAACGTCGCGGCCGAGGTGGTAGTACTCAGGTCGGAGCCGACGGCGCCGGCCGCCTGGAGATAGACGGCGACGTCGACCGTCGATCCGTTGTCGGTGGCCGCGGCCGTCTTTATGACGGCGCAAGGCACCGATACGGAGATGTCTCCACCGGACACGTACTCGGGCGGCAGCACGAACTGGAAATGGACGACGGAGACCTCGGTCTCGTTGTCGGTGATCTCGCCCTGCGCCTTGTTGACGTGGGTCGCGATGGCGACGTTGAAGTTGCCGGCGGTCTCGGACGCCGAAAGCGGAATCCCGGTGGTCTGCTGCAGCGTGATGATCGGGATTCCGTAGGGCTGGAGTGCGTCCTCGGTGAGAACGGAGCGCGGGAACGCGCCGGTGGCTCCGGACTGGATGTCCAGCACGCCGCCGGAGCGAACCTCGATCTCTCCGCCGCTCGTGACGACGAGCTTCGCGGCGCCCTGCTCGATGTAGACCTTGGTCGTGTACTGGGCCCCGGCCACGCCCGCGATAGCGAGCGCGACCAGGGCGAGAACGGCGTAGCGCCGCTTCATCGCGGACCTCCTACGCTTCGACCGGGCTAGCGAGCTCGGTGGACTTGAGCACCGTGGCGTCCTGCGTCTCGGGCTTGACCCGGCCCTTGTAGCGGATCGCGACGATCCCCAACACGACGGCGTTCTGCACCGCCGGCGTGATGTTGCACTGGAGGTAGCGCTCCTGGGGCCGGTAGACGTCGATCAGGATGCAGGACTGCGTCTTGGCCGCGTCCGCGGCGAGCACGGTGTAGGCGCTCGTGGTGGCGACCCGCGCCATGCCCACGGTGGAGTTGTCGACGTTCTGCTCAACGAACCCGTCCAGGGTGCCGTCTTCGATGATGGTGCCGAGTCCGATGACGAAGAGGACGCCATCGTATCCGGCCATGTCGAGGATGGTCGAGGTGCGCTTCGTGGTCCCGGCTGCGAAGTAGCCGAGGACCTGAGAGATGAGGTTCTGCTTCAGGAACATGGGTCTTTCTCCCTTACGCGCCGAGCTTCACGCGGACGAAGGCTTCCGCGAGGACGGGGGCGCCGTCGGTTTCCATCCGGGCGATGTAGCCGTCGGTGTTCGTGGCGGCGTAGAGCTGATCGAGGAACTGGACCGTCATGTCCAACGCGTCCGCGATCCAGTAGAACGGCCAGGCGCAGAGGGCGCCGACGTAGAGGCTTGCCGTGAAGGTGTTCGGCGCGAACTCCGAGATGTCATAGGGAAGGTCCAGGATCGTTGAGCCCTGGCCGGAAAGCCCGGCCAGCCCGGGCTGCCAGAGGTAGTTCCCCTGACCGTCCTTCAGCTTCCGGATGTTCTTGATCCCGTCGCGGTGGAACACCCACCGGGCCATCGACCAGTACTGCGCCTTGAGGAGATGCTTCGCCTCGATGAGCCCATCCGCGGTCATGGCCGTCGCCGTGTTGTCGGTGGCGCTGTCGCGCGATGTCGGCACCCCGAGAGCGCTGGCCGTAAAGATGCCCAGCGGCTTCTGGTTGCCGTCGCCGGTGAGGAATGCCTTCTCGCGGGTGACCCCGACCTTGTACCCGAGCCGTTCGCGGACGAGCTGGTCGATCGGGATCGAGGAGATCCGGTTGAGGGTCTTGCTGATCTTGACGTTCTTCGCCATCGGGTGCGGCGTCAGCGCACGCCCGCCCACGGCCAGGTCGGTCGCGCTGCCGGTGAGCAGCTCGGCCGTCCAGTCGAAGTCGTCCACGTCGGTGTCCAGCGTCGGCACGCCCAGGCTGAGCGCGCTCGTCAGCCGGAAGTGGCGGGCGAAGCGATCGACGAAGACCGTTTCGTCCACGAACTTCAGCAGCTCGGCCACCATCTGCTCGGGCGCCACGAGAGCGCCGCCCTTGGTGAAGAGACCCACCTGCAGGGTATCGACTCGCTTCTCGACGAGGTGCCGCTCCGCGGCCATCATGCCGCCACCCAGGTAGGCCCGGAACATGTCCCGGTACTCCGGCGTGGCCCGAGGCCCTACCGGTTCGGATCGCTTCTGTGGGTCGGGGGTGGGCGTCGGCTTGGTCGCCGGCAGCTTCGCCGGGTCGGTGACCCGCGTTTCCAGATCCTTCAGCTTGGCCGCGCGCTTCTCCCGGTCCTCGTCGGCCCGGATCTCGGCGTCCAGCTCGTCGACCCGCGCTTCGGTCTTGGTGTACTCGGTCTGCTCGGCTTCGTTGAAGGAGCGCTTCTCCTTCTCGGAGAGGTCGTTGATCTCCCGCATGCGGGTGACCAGCTTGAACCGTTCGTCCTGTCGTTCCGCGAGGGTCATGAGCGTTTCTCCCTGGTGGGCCGATCCGGGAGAGGCTCAAAACGCCGAAGGGCGCGCAGCTCTCACCCGGCATCGAAACCCGTTTCGATGCCATCGGGAGCCTCGCGCCCTCATCCGAGTGGCGGGTAGCTTCCTGACGCCGTCCGACGGCCCGTCCGGGCCACCAGCCGACGCGACCTAACGAGGGAACCATACGCCTTGTGCCTTGGGCTTGTCAAGCCCCTTTTTCTAGGAGACGCAGGCGTCGTTGACGGGCCTCGGCCTCGGCCCTCGCGATACGGAAGGCTTCCAGTACGCCCGCATCGTCGGCCACGTCAAGGACCGACCTGAAGCCCACCTCGGTCGTCTGATAGGCCGGATACGGCGTCGGTGAGACGTCCAGCAAACGGACCGTGCGCAGCGTCCGAACCCACTCCCCGGAAGCCTTCGTCCACTGGTCGCCGCCCTTCGGGGTGATGAAGCCGAAGCTCATGCCGCGGATATCGCCGCGCCCGATGCTCACCGCCAGATCACGCCCGGCCGACGTGTCTGGGAGGTCCAGCTCGAAGCCGAGCCCGCGCTGATCCTCGGAAAGCCGAAGCGTGCCCGCGGCGGTTGAGCCGAGCACGATATCGGTGTTGTGGTTCAGGAGGGCCTTGACGTCTTCCTTGCCGTCCAGTGACCCAGCGAACGCACCTGGAACGATTCGCTCCACGAACGGGCCGGTACCATCGTCGAGCGTGCGGCTCGCCGATCCGAACACGGCGGCGTACCCGCCCAGCTTCGTTCCGGCCTCTGCCTTGGCTAGCCGCAGCTCCATGATTTCGTAGCTTCTTCGCATCGTTTTCTCCTATGCCGCCTGGCCGGCCAGATGCCGCCTCGCGCTCTCCACGAGCGCCGCGCTTTCCCGGTCCGCGACTCGCGCCGCGCCGTCCTTCAGCCACCGCTCCGTGGTCTCCCGGGCCCGGCCCGCGAGGTCGCTCGACCCGGCGAGGGCCCGCAGCTCGTCCAGGGCCTCCCGCGTCCTCGTCTCTGCGACTGCGCGCACGTAGCCCTCTGCCCAGGCCCCCATGTCCGGGCCCTCGGCGCCGCGGACGACCTCCCCGACGGTGACGGCCAGTGGCATCCAGACCGCCCGAACCTGCTCGTGGTACCCGCGGTAGAACTCCGCGACCTTGCCCTCGAAGACCACCAGCCCCTTGTCGGCCACCCGCCCGACGCGCTCGGCCTCGATGCGCAGGCACCGTTCAGCAGCGGCCAGGAACAGCGGGCGGAACATCCGGGCCACGTCCACGGGGGTCGTCCCCTGTGGCGTCTTCGAGGGTGGCTTCGGCGCCCCGGCCTGGTCCACTGGGACCATCGCGCCCTGGACGAGGTAGATCTTCCCGCTGCCGTCTTCGATCGGGTTCATGTTCTTCAGCCGGCGCCACTCGTCCGCGTTGATGACGCCGTTCTGCCGGAGCACGTTGAGGGCATTCGCCTCGTCCACGGACCGGCCGCGGAGGTAGGCGTCGATCAGGAACTCCGCGTAGTGGGTCTTCCGGTCCTCGGGCAGGAACACCTGAGTCAGGAGCGCCTTCTCCCACCGCACGCACCACGGGCGCAACGTCGAAGACACGTAGTCGAGGCCCTGCTCCTCGATGTTGTTGAAGGTCGATCGCCGGAGGTCGCCGATCTTGTGGGGCGGAATCCGGTTGATCCTCGCCATGACCTCGGTCTGGTTTCCCTGGCTCTCGATGAACTGGGCCTTGTCGTTCTCCACGCTCATCGCGTTGTAGGTGGTGCCCTCCTCGAGCAGCATCGCCCGGTGCTTCTTCGACATCCCGGCCCCCGCACGGGCGGAGCCGGCACGCTCCTCGAGCTGGGCCAGACCGCGCTCGTAGGCCTCCGGCGTCAGGGTCCCGGGGGTGGTGAACACCCCGCCCGGGGTCGCGTCGTTCCCGAAGAAGGCCGCCCCGTACTGCTCCAGGGCCAGGGCCAGCCCGATGGACTCGCGGTGCGTTTCAATCGAGGAAAGCCCCATGCAGCCGTCGAGGGCGAACGCCTTGAGGTGTAGCACGCGGTCGCGCCGGAGCGTGGTCCAGGGCATCCCCGTGGTTTCGTCGCGCTCGCCGTAGGGTAGGGTCACGTCGTAGTAGAGCTCGCCCTCGAAGCGGCGCAACGACACCCGATTCGACGGGATCGGCCACATCTCCACGACCCGGCCGCGGCCGTTCCGGACCAGCTCGGCGTAGGCGTTCCGCCGCATCATCGCCCAGCCCTGTAGCATGTCGAAGAAAACAACCGAGTCTTGCTCGTCGTTCGGGGCGTCATGGAGGAGCGAGTAAAGGTAGAACCCGGGGTCGCGTTCCCGGCGGAACTCGTCGATTCGCCGGTACGTGATGAGGGGGAGCGTAGCCAGGTCTTCCGCCACGTTGCGGACGCCGGCAAAGTAGGACGGCGCCTCGAGCGCGGTTTCGTCGGAGACGCTGAGGCCCGAGAGTGTCGGCCGATAGCCGAACCACCCCGCGGTGCTGTGGCTGGCCAGACTGAGCCCCTGCACCACCCAAGTCCGGACGGCGTACCAGGCCCGTCGGAGCGTTCTCACCATGAGCGGAAGACCTCCTCACCGCGGGCCGCCCGCGCGTTCATGCCTTGGCCGGCCTTGGCCTGGCCATCCGTCAGCGCATCGAGGCGGGCCCTCCACGACAGAACCCCGGCCACCGCAGCGTCGATCTTGTTCGGCGAGTCCCTTCGCTCCTTCTGGAGAACCCAGAATGGCTCATACTCGCCCTTGTCGTTCCGGACGTTGACCGTCCGCCGGTAGGTGGCTCCGATGTGCCGCGCGAACCGCTCGTCGCCGTCGTGGCTGACGTCCCCGTCGCGCATCGCGTTGAAGTAGGCCCGAACCGCGGGGCCCATGCGGCTCTCCTGGTTCGTGGACCACGAGATGACGCGGTCCTCGGTGAACTCCCCGGCCCACTTGTTGACCGTCGTTTCCCAGTAGGGCGGGTCCGCGTAGAGCCTCCACACCTTGAACTGCTTGAACGCCTCGGCCACACGTGCCGAGACCTCGTCCTCCGGCACGGCCCATTCCTTCCCGGCCTCGCCGAAGGGCTGCTCCCACAAGCCGAGGAGCACCTGCACGCCCGTCATGATCTCGGTGGCCACGAGCGCGGTAGCGTCGCGATGGCGGGCGCCATCGAACCCAAGCACGACCGCGGCGCCCTTCGGGATTACGTACCCGGGTTTGGCCAGGGCCTTCCATCGCTCGGAGTCAAAGGCCTTGTCGGCACTCCGCACCAGGCGGTTCGTCCAGACCCGCTCGGAGTAGGACCGATCTCCGTTGGGCGGGTTCATGATCTGGCGGACCATCTCGTCGAGGTCGCCGTAGGTGACCCCGTCGGGCCCACTCGCCTCGATGACGGCGGCCCTGGCACCCTTCGCGGTGGTGAGGTCGTGCTCGTCGCCGGCCGCGCGGTGGAAGAAGAAGAAAGCGTCGTCCTTCGCCTTGCCGGCGAGAATCGCCTCGGCCATCTCCATCGTGCTCTCGGCAACGCTGAGCTCGCCGGGCGCGAACGCCGTGGTAGTCTCCAGGCTCCAGGCGTCCGCGAGCCGCCGCTTCGCCACGTTGGCCAGCATCGTCTCGTGGGCCTTCTTCAGCCGAGGAAGCGTCATGCGGTGCGTTTCGTCGAAGAGCTGGAACGTGGTACGCGCGCCGTCTGCGGAGTTGGGGCTCGAGGCCAGGGCCTCGGCCTTCCCGTGCCCATCCATCCGCATGATCCGCTCAAGCCCGATGTCGTACTGGTTCTTGGGGAGCTTCCCGCATTCGATGGCTGCCACAAGAATCGTGCGGAGCGCACCATAGGCCAGCTCCTCTGTCTGCTCCTCGGTGTAGGCCACCATCGGAATGTACGGGTCTTTCACCGGACCCCCGATCGGATAGCCCTTCCTGTCCCAATCGATAGTCCGTACCGGGCCCCACGGAGACAGTTCAACCGCCGAGATCAGTGCCGATAGCTCGGTCTTCGCAAGCCCCTTCCTGACCGACAGCGCCGCGCGCTTGAACCTACGCCGCCCCGCTCGCGGGTGCTTCTTTGGAAACACCTCATACCAGGCGTAGATCAGCATCCGCTTCTCGTCGTCGAGCTTGATGTCTTCGCCCAGCATGTCCCCAGGCCCGTGCACGAGGTAGCGCTCGATGAAGTCGCACACGTAGGGCCCCAGGGTCGGCCAAGCCCTGGCCTTCGCGTCGTACTTCGGTACCGTGAGGATCATTTGACCAGCGCCAGGCCCTTCCTCGGATCGTTCCGCCGCGTCGGCTGCGGGATCACCCCCGCCTTCGGCCGCCGCCGCTCCGCGTCCTCAACCTTCCCGGTCTCCCACTGGAGCCGCCGCCGGTCGATCGGGGTCAGCCCGAAGCACTGCCGCTGCAGCCGGATCTCGGCCGCGACCGAATGGTCCCCGTAGTTGAACCGGTCCTGCATCTTCATCAGCGCCACCAGGCCCGGCACGTCCGCATCCAGGAACTCGCCCGCCATCTCCGAGGCCCAGATCACGACCCAGTAGGCCAGGGTCTCGGGGTGCCATGGCGTCACGTCCTTGCCGCGCGCGGGCAACGGCGGCGCGGAGATCCCTGACGCGGTCCCCGCCGGCGGGAGCGTGGCCGCAGTGCTCACCTTGTTCCTACGCTGGCGGAGCGCCGAGGGCTTCGGGGTCGGTCCCATGGTCAGGCGAGCCCCAGGTACGAGTCGGAGGGCTGGTCCTGCACTTGTACGCAGCGGAATCCGGC